TTATAAAAAATTCACTTCTTTCACAGTGGAGTCTTTCGCCACATGTATATCTGATACAATGGACCGCCAGAATGCTCTGCGGTTCTCCAAAGAGAGCTTTGCATACATAGAGCGGAAGTCTGACTGTATGATTTCATTTACATAAGAGACGTCTCGTTCTATTTCTGGCTGGATAGCCAACGCTTCTTTTAATTCGTATTCAATTCGAGAGTATTCCTTGTTATAATATTCCCATTCCACACGACCTTTTTGAAACAGGAGATTTAATCGTTCCAATTCTGATCGGAGCTTCTCCGGTGTCTTTATTTTCTTTTCTTTCTTCTGCTTTTCGCGTATCTGTCCGGAACGGACGTGGTATCTCTGATATTCATCTTCCAAATGCTCCAAAAGATAAGACTCCACAAGATTCTGACTGAGCCTGTGTCGGTAATTGCAGTGATTATCCATGTAAGCTTTGTTGCACCGGTAATAGCAGTACGTGCGTTTGGCACCGGTCTTCCGGTTAATAATAGAAGAACAACCGCAACCGGACAGGAGATTGTTGCAATTTGGGCAGTAAATCAGTCCGGAAAACAGGTATACTCTATTGGAACGGTTGACTTTAATGTTTTTGTCGGAAATCTTTTGTAGCCTATCCCAGTCCTCAGTTGACAAGTAAGCAGGGCAGTATGGAGCTCCGCGGTAAGTACCTTTGTAGAATTCACTGGACAGAAGCGTCCTCATGCTACTGTAACTGAAATCCGGATCATAATTTTCCTGGATATATTTCAATGCTCCGGTCTTGCTCTGGTGCTTGAAAAAGTACTGATAGAATGCGTTTACAGCCTCTTCACGTTCAGGATCCTTAATCATACATTTGACTCCATCGACAGTACCGGACTTATAGCCGTATCCCATATTGGCATCACCAAAGATTAACTTACCTTGCCGGATAGAGGCTTCGTTGACGAACTTGATACGTTCACTGGTAGTATCAACTTCATTCTGGCCAATGGACAGAACGACGTTAAGCTGCAGTCTTCCATCTCTGGTCTCCATGTTGATGCCTGGCTCACTGGTAGAGATCCAGCGAACGTGATATTCGTCCAAGATGTCCTGGACTTTGTAGAAGTCAGACAGATTACGGAACCACCGGTCAAGCCTCCAGAAGAGAATAACATCTATTTTCCCTGCTTTCACATCCTCCAATAATGCATGGATAGCTTTTCTCTTTTTCAATTCTTTCCGGGCAGTCTTACCTTCATCAGCATAGACTCCTGCAACAACCATGTTATGTTCCCTGGCATAAGCTTCCAAATATTCTCTTTGTGCTTCCAGGGATTTTCCGTGCATCATCTGCTCTGCGGTAGATACTCGGATATAGATAGCACAGCGTTCTAATTTCATGCGATCACCTTCCTTAAGTATATGTGCGACGTCGCACAAATTTGTGTATAAAAAATACACCTGTACAGGTGCCAAGGAAATGTGATACAATATTCTTGTTCAGGGAGTATTGTACGTGCCTCGGCACTGTATAGTATTCATTAAGCCGTTCCTGTTGGCACAGGGGCGGTTTTTAATTATTTTGAAGTAATTGGAATAATTGAATTAGGTATCAAATAAGGGGTAAGTCCGGCGGCGGTCATGATACCGGAAAGTGTTGCACGCAAATGTGGGAGCAACTGTAGTAAAATAGTATCATGAATATTATCATAGGTACGGTTTTCAATAGGTTCATCACATGTAAAAGTACCTGAAATGACGACTTTAGCTAAAAATGATGTATCTAATGTATCTAAATCCAGTTCATCAGCCAGACGCAATTCTGCACTGCAAATTCCAATATAAGAATTCTCGTTATCAGGATCCTGTTCATGTCTTCTGGCTACAGTAAGCTTCATAGGCTTTCCAGCATAATCGACTTTATTAATCACAAAAGCTTCTTTTGTTGATAAGGAAGTTAAATCCATATTAATTAAAGTAGTCATCACATTTCCTCCAGTTCTTCCAACTGCTCACTAATAGTTGTATACATATTATTCGGTTTTGTAGGGAACTGCACAATTTTTCCAGTAGTCTCCAGATCATCAGAGGATGTAGATACTGAGTGTTCCAGGTGGGACATAGTAATGTTTACATCAAGATCCAATTTTGAAGCAATTTCTGCAATTTTGTTAATTGAAAAATTGTAATCACCACGTTCCCAACGAGAAACCAATGATTGCGTTGCATCAATGTGAGAAGCAAACTCCTTTTGAGTTAAATTTAAATCTAAGCGTTCTTTTGTAATAGCACTGGAAATCTGTCCCATCAACTTTGCGGAAAGAACATCAGCAGGAGAGAGCACATCTGCAAATAAAGCAAATAAATCATCAACTGTGCGGACTTTATTTTTATCCATCATAAAACACCTCCAAAGTCTTTTAAACGTTCCTGCATAACTTTTGTGTATGCAGAATAGTCAGTTTTTCGTTTCCCTGATTTTTCATTAAATGCACATAAGAAATAGGACGTGTCATTATCGCTGATATAAACCAGTAACCGAACATTGAACTGGGATTGTTGCAAGTGTATGGAATAGTAATGCCCATCAGCACCTTGCAATATTTCATGTCCATCAACAGTATGAATAGCTCGACCAAAAGTTCTTATATGATTTAATTGAGTAGATAACATTTTAAAGAAACGCTCTTCTTTTCCCTTTAAGTCCTTTTTTAAAATAGAACTAAGTTCTTTTATAAAAAAATCATGAAAGGAAAATGAATCAAATAGTTCGGCCAATATAGCCAACATATCATTAGTATTCATTCTTACTCCTTATAATATTACATATATGCGATATTTACAACAACATTACATTAAAATTTTCGTCTTAATTCTACAACTTTGCCAATAATCTTCACGGGCTTTTCTTCAATCTCTTCCTGATTAAAATACATCGGTTCATAATTAGGATTTAATGAGATAAGAGCAATACTGTCTGCATACTTCTTTAGTCTCTTACACACTCCATCATTCCCGTTCACAAGAGCAATTACAATCTCATCAGATTCCGCATCATCCTGTCTTTTTACAATTACAGTATCTCCGTTATGAATATCTGGCTCCATAGAATCACCGCTGATCCGGAGTCCGAAGAACTCACCGGTCCGTGCCAGTTCCTCGGGAATTTCTTCTTCGTCCACAATATCTGTGATGGCTTCCAGTGGGATGCCTGCTGCAACGCGACCGAGGACTTTTACTATATTTGATTTTGAGGTTGAAGGTTTACCAGTATATTCATCATGATCTTCGACCAAATCAGCTTTTGAAATACCAAAGTAGTTGGCCATAAGTTCTATCTTATCAATACGTGGGTAAGAGTTACCTTTTACCCAGTCAGTAAAAGTAGTGTATTTTACGCCAAGTGCATTACACATATCTTGACGAGTCTTTTCATATTTGTCCATATAATACTGAATATTTCTTGCCATTATATCTTTATTGCCAAGTCCACTCATTTAATCACCTCCGTTAATTGCATTATATGATTAATTCGTAAAAAAATCAATACAAACAGAAAGAATTACGAAAAAACCGTTGACACTACGATTAAATCGTAATACAATAAGGTCACAACAAAAGAAGGGAGTGAAAAAAGTTGCAGGAAATAAAAGCAGGACTCACTTTAAAAACAGCGCGTGAGAGAAAAGGATATACACAGGGAGAAGCCGCAAAACTTATAGGTGTAAGCCCAGATACATTAAGCAATTACGAACGCGGAAAAAGCTATCCCGATGTTCCAGTTCTTAGAAAAATTGAAGAAGTTTACGGCGTACCATATGAAAGACTTATTTTTTTACCTATGGATTACGATAAAACCGTAAATATCATCTAGCAAATAGAGAAAGAGAGGTGAGTGGATGAAAGAAGTAGAAAAGACAATAGATGACCTGTGTAAACTCATACAGAAAAAAACAGAAAATTGCAAAGAAAGCTATGAGGTAAACGAACTGACAGAATTAACCAAAGCTCTGGCAGAGTTGATAACTGCCAGAGCCAGGCTTGGCTAGTCTTCCTTGTTAAGTTCGACTAATTTGTCGTAGATTTCCTGCATGAATTCAGCGACATTCTTGCCGTTCGATTCATTTGCTGGAGTTGACGTATTAGATAATTTAGCAACGGTAATCTCGACAGTTTTTTCAATTAAATGATCATTTCGAAACATAAAACTCTCCTTTCTTGCGTACTCGGCTCTGGCGGGAGCCTGTATCAACAGGATAGGAGAACAGAGGGAAAAAGTCAATAAAATGCAACTTAAATAGAGAAAGAGAGGTGAGTAAGGTGAGAGACGATAAAAAGAAACCGCCAAAGATAACGGCTTCAGACGTAGGAATAGCACTTTCAATATTTTTATTACTTTTTCAGTTATTTTGCCATGTCATACTCCCAAGATTGACTTAACAAAATCAATTACTTCGGAGTGATGAATAGCAAATTCAATAAAAGTACCGAATGCTGCAATGCCAATAGAAATCCAACCTTTAATATCAGCTTTCTTAGCTTCACTTAAGGCGATATTCGAACAAGTTTTTGCTGATTTGGCGATTTCTTTGGAATCAGTAGCAAGTTTATCGGCTGATTCAGCGATGGATTGAATAGATTTGACTTGTTCTTCAAGTGGAACTTTCACATCATCTGCCATTTGCTTGAAATGAGACTCTTCATAACTTGGTGGACGGCAGTTGGAAAGGAAAGAACTTTGTTCTTTGCCATAATCTTGAAGAATTTTAGGTATAGAATCTGTTGAATTGCTCATGAAATTTCTCCCGTATTGAATACTTGGCTCTGGCATGAGCCTGTACTAACAGGATAGGAGAAGCAAAGAAAAATGTCAATAAAATGCAACTTAAATAGAGAAAGAGAGGTGAGGAAGATGCGTGTGATAACAGTAGTCAGTACATGCATAGCAATATTTTTTGCGGTAAAAAGCTGGAGAACAGCGGTGATTCTTAGAGCAGTGTTTTACTTTATGGTGGATAAAGGATACACTGCTCCGACTCAGAGAGAGATAGAACAGTGTATTAGCATTGTTACTCAAAAAACAATAGAAGATTGGATTAAATAGGAATTTTGGAAATTTCAGCTGGGAGATATTTATTTGCAAGAGCAGTGGTGACACCTTCGGCAATAGCAGAAAGAGCTTTCAGGCTGGCACCACCGACTTTAGAAAAAATGGTTTGTGTCAGATTCCATTTTTCATCAGTCCTGGTGTTTGCAAGAAAATCATGACCGAAAGGTTCAAGGCAACAATCAAAATTGGTATGTCCCCACGATTTAGTGTCACATACATCTGACAAAAGACCTGCTTTTATACAATATTGGACATGGTATAAGATTTGGTCAATATCATAAGAATCTAAGTAGTCTTTGTAGTAATTATATGGTTCCTCAGCAAAAGATACTGGATCGTAAATAGTTTCATATTTTTCGACAGTAAGAAGAATGGAGCGAACGCATGAGATATCTAATTTCATAAGAATCTCCTTTCATTAATACTCGGCATGGCAGTGCCTGTATCTAAAGTATAGGAGAGATTGAGGAAAGATGCAACAGAAGAGAGGTGGACGAAATGAAGCGGTTATGCCCAGTATGTTTTGCGGAATTACCCGCACAAGCAAATTACTGTCCGATATGCGGAAAATGCATGAGAGATACCGCGGAGCAGATTAGTCAGTATATAGGAGAAGCGCCGATAACAACAGTAGTTGAAATAAAGGATTGTGCGATTCGCATTGGCATGAAGAAACGGGAAGGTGAGTAGATGAAACTGAGAAAGATAATTGGCTGGATACTAGTTCTTACGCCAGCGGCATTAATAGAAGCTATAAGTATTTTGCCTAATGCCATTGGAATGATGATATTAATTTTTTTATTATTTCTTGGCACATTCACAATTGTACGAAAAGGATTATATCTCATAGCAACAAGTACAAACCGTACCACATAACTTATAGAAGAGGTGATGTATATGTCAAACAAACCGGATATGGAAAGAGTTATACAGGTACTTATATCCCTGCTGGAAGAGCAGGAGCATGTGGAAATTACATACACAATTGAGAAAGAAGAGGATAAAACCGCTTAGGCGGTAGGAAGGAGGCCAAGCTTGAGAAAAAGAAAATCAACAAATATGGTACTGAGAGATGATGCACCATGGGAAGTCAGGCGTAGGGTTTACCAGTTAGAAAGAGAGCGATATGTTCTTTGCATCAAAAGTTTAATTATTCCAGATGTAATACTGGCATTGGCAGCAGTCTTTGTTATTATGTGCCGTATTTCGATTGGGTAGAGGAGGTGTAAATCATGAATGATATCGCGAAAGAGGCATTGTTCCGAAGATGTGCAGATCAGTGTGATACGGTCGAAATGATGTCAAGAGACATGGTCGGGTATCAGACTGAATTTGAGGAGTTCCAAAGACTTCACAGAGAGATCGAAGATGCAGATCTTGAGGATGAGTACCAGGAGTGGAGAAAAGCTAACGGATACATAAAATGGGAGGAAATACGTGAAATCCCGAAGTTGTTGACGAAAGAAGAATTTGAGTCCGAGCTGGAGAACATTAAAAAGGCATTGGAAGAACATAATTTCAGCTCACAGTCTTTCAAAATACATTATTTGATTGATTGGATCACTACTGGACCGACAATTCACACGCCAGATCAGTTGAATCAGATATTTGCTCTGGCAAAATAAAAATGAGTGCTCACAAAAGCCCGGCAAGGCTGGAGCACTCGGTAAAACAACCAATTTCATTATAGGAACAGAAAGGCGGTCAGTCAATGATTATAAGAAATTCTATGGCAGCAGTCCGCATTGAGGTGGTCGTAAATGGCTAAAAAGCTGTGGAGTGTGTTCACGAAAGACATGACGCACTGTTATTTCACGGGGACACCGAGCTGTCACAGGCACCATATATTTTACGGACCATACAGAAAGAAGTCTGAACAATATGGTTTCATAATTCCCATAGCATACTATCTACATGAGCACGAAAAAGACAGCGTTCATGAGAATCCCAATCATGGATTAGACCTGCAGCTCAAGCAGATGGCACAGCGGTACTGGGAGGAACATTATGGGACCAGAGAAGAGTTCATTCAGACTTTCGGAAAGAACAGATTGTAAAGAACATCTGATATAAAGTCAGAGTTTTTAATAAATTACGCAGGAGGTATGTTAAGCAATGAGACACTTTAACCTGGAAACATTTGCGGGCGGTGAACTCAGCAGACAGATCAACCGAGATATTGAGGCGGTCATGAGAAATGTTGTTGATCCGAACACAGATGTGAAAGCCAAGCGAAAGATCACTGTCACGATTGAGTTCAAGCCAAATGAGCAGAGGAACTTTATCACGACTAATGTGAATTCGAAGCCAACACTCGCACCGGCGCTTGGAGCTGTTACAGCACTGGGCGTTCAGCAGGATTTGACGAGCGGAGCAATTGATGTGGCAGAAATCGGAAGTAAAATGCCTGAAGCAACTGTAAAGGTCGAGGGTAAGACCGTGGATACAGAGACAGGCGAAATCATGGAAAAAGGCAGCAAAGTAGTAGATCTTAGAAAGAGAGAAGCATAAGGAGGACTTAAGATGATGGAAGGATTAGAAGAAGCATTACAGTATATTACAGGTCTGAAGGCAGAGAGCATGGAGCCGAAGTTATTGGAGATTAATGGTGAGACGTATTGTACTAAGGATCTCACCAGATATCACAGATTCCCGATGGCAAGTAATCTTTCTGTAAATACATTAACAGCACTGGTGGATTATATCAAAGGAAAGCCGGAAGAATTGAGAGAATCTTCCATTCTTCATGTAGTGAGTCCAACAAAGGTTCTTTTGTACTCCGGACTTATTGACGAAAGAAAAAGAGAGACATTGATGGAAGCAAAAGCAATTGTGAATGAGTTCCGTTTCGATGATTATTATGACCAGGAACGCTTCCTGATTGAGCTGCAGGCGAACTTTGTGGAGACAGAAGACCTGACTACGATCATGCAGGTCGCCGGTAATATCAAATCCGGAACAACGGCTAATTATTCCGATGATGGCGTATCTCAGAAGACAACCATCAAATCAGGTGTGGAACTGGCAGATGTGATTGTGCCGAATCCGGTCAAGCTCAGACCATACCGCACATTTGCAGAAATTGAGCAGCCAGAGAGTTCTTATGTGTTCCGTATCAAGGACAGTGAGAGAGGACCGCATTTCAAATTGGTCGAAGCTGACGGCGGACTGTGGAAGAATGCGATCATGAAGAAAATCAAGGAATATCTGGAATATGAACTTTCCGAGGAATTAAAGGAGTATCACATTACTGTGATTGCGTAGGTAACAGCACCTTAGGTTTTTATTGTATCACGAATAACTCCCTGTACGGGCAGTGCAGGGAGAAAAGGAGAATAAGAAGTGTCAGGACGACCAAAACAGGGGATAGATTACGCTGGTTGGTCGGTTGATATATTTGACGGAGACAAGAAGATAGACAAGCTCTTGGACGCAAAAGGCTGGAAAGGCTTCGGGATATATTTCTTTTTATGTCAGAGAGCGTACAAGGTAAATGGATATTTCTATGAATGGGGCTATGACGACTGTGCAACGACTGCAAGGAAGATGGGCGGCGGCATCAGTTCCGGTACAGTGAAAGAAACTGTGGACTACTGCTTGCAGGTGGATCTCTTTGATAAGAGGTTATTTGACGAGTGGGGAGTGCTTACCAGTAGAGGTATCCAACGGCGTTTCTGGACGGTATTGTCAGAACGACGGAATAAAACTGTATATAGTGAATATTGGCTTTTGAAACCCGAAGAATGCAAAGGCTTAGTTAAAGTCAGCCTTTTTTCAAATGTGCAACCGACAAATGACCATTTGCAGGGTACAGATAATGATTCGCCCCCTATAAAGGAAAGTAAAGTAAATAAAAAAATATATATAGCGTTTCAGCCGGAAGTGGAACAGGCTTTTCAATTGTACTTGCTTGTCCGTGAAAATAATTATGGATCCATCATTCCGGAACAGGTGGAGGCTCTAAGGGAAGAACTTGTGTCATTAACGAGCGATCCGGGAAAGCAATTGACCATTGTAAAGAAAGCGACTTCATGGGGAACGAAAGGTTTTGAGGATACTGAGAAGAAAACGAAGAGCCGGAAACCTCAGAAGTCAAAATTCAACAATTATACCGGTCGTGATTATGACATGAACGCATTGGAGCTACAGATGCTAGGAGGAAACAATGAGTGAGATTGAGAAAAAGGAAGAGTGGTATCTAAATATTGATTATCGGGAAGCAAAAGAGATTATCCGGAACAAGCTGCAGGGCATGACACAGAACTTTATCGGAATCGGATTTTATCTCAGGCAGATCAAAGAGTCGGAAGGCTTCCGGAAAGACGGATATGAAAGTATCTACGAAATGGCCGAGGATCAGTACGGCATCAAGAGATCTACAGCAATCCGCTGGATGCAGATGAATGAGAAGTTTTCCCAGGGAGGATATAGCCCATTCCTGGATAGCGGTTATAAGGATTTCGGTAAAAGCCAGCTCCAGGAAATGTTATATCTGGACAGTGAGCAGTTGGAAGAAGTGACCCCGGAAATGACAGTCCGGGAAATCAGAGAGATTCGAACACCGGATCCGGAACCCGAAGAGCAGCTTCCCGGTCAGATGAGCGTGGAAGATTTTCCGGAAGTTATGCCGGAGCAGGAAGAACAGCAGACAGAAGAGATAAAAGTAGAACTGCAGAAGCCGACAGAAGAAGTATGGGAATACTTAAATGCATTTGCAAGAGGATTTATAAAACTTCGCAAGAATTGGTTCCTGGAGAACTATCAGAACAGAGTTATGGATGTGACTACAAGTCCTATACTGATCAGACAGGAATTCTGTGAAGGAAAAGACAGAACATATTATTTTGAAATTGGAGAAGAGACAGCAAGTATTAAACTGTTCGATGACTATGTTCAGCTCTGGTCAGAGGATCATGAATACATGGGTGACTTCGACTGGTTTTACCTGGCAGCAGCCATTCAGTCCATGTGGAATGTAGTTTCGTTAGAAAAAGTGCAGCAGAAAACTGAGGAAGAACAGACGAACGAGGAAGTGTGCGACGTCGCACAATCGGAAAATACAGATTGCAAACCAGAACAGTCAAGCTGTCCTCCAGGACAGACAAGTTGTCCGAGAGAGAACTGGGGAACATCAGACGAGGATCAGTTGCAAGGCTGGAGAGAATGTGCAGCTTGCTGGAATCATTACAAGAAATTGCATGAGCATGATGAAGAGATTCCAAAAGAGGAAAATGTGGGAATTGAAATCCCTCAGGACATTATGGAAGAAGTAACAGAGCCTGTGGAGGATTATCAGGAGATTCCGGAAGAAAATGAACCGGTCATTGTGGAACAGCCGGAAGGTATTGCAATCGTTGATATTCCATCAGAGCCAGAGTTGTACGAAGAAGTATCTGAGAAAACCGATATCGATATTGCAAGGGAAGAGAATCTGAAAGCCCGGATGTATCTGGAAATGCTTACAGAAGAGTTTAGTCAAAATGATATCAGAGTCCGGAAGCAGAAGATATTAGTTGCAGCACTGGCAGGATATATCCATGACCTGGATATGATATTGAATCCTCCGGAAGAACCGGAACAGCCGGAACTTCCAAAACTGAGGAATAATGACCAACGGAAAGAGTGGCTAAATAACTATAAAGACTGGGGATTATGGTATCGGGACGAAAACATAGATGTGAATTATTACAAGTATGATTTCGAAGATGGCAGCAGGCTGGTGGTAGCAGAGTATCCTCAGAGAGAACAAGGTTGGAAATGCGTGCCTCGCGATGAGCATTATTATCATCTATTGGAAAAAGGGAGAAGAAAAGCAGGTACCACAGATGAAATTTATGATCATCAGTATATACAATATGCAGACAGTGAAACGTATTTGGTGGAATTCCTTAAGAATTTGCAGAAGGGAGAGAAGTAGATGACTCCGGCAGAAAAACAGGAAGTAATCTGGATGTTTCTAGACCAGGGATTGAGCTATAAAGAAATTGCAGAAAGAACAGGCATTCCTTATGGAACAGTATATATGCATGCAAAACGGAAGCGAGAGCATGATGAGGCAGATATGACCGGAGATAACTCTGACCGTCATAAATGCAGAACATGCCAGTACCGCCACAGTGATGCAGGTGGTTGTGATTATTGCATCCATACCGGTAGTGAACGTGGTTGTGATGTGGAAGTGTGCGATAAGGCAGTGGCAGGAGAAAGATTGACGAAGAAATAGGAGGAATAGTGTTAAATGATGGGTAGATTGCAAGTAATTTGCACAACGGATCAGATAAAAGAAGCAAAGCGTAATGTTCAGAAGTATATGAGAAAACATAAAAGCGATGAAGATTTTATTGACAATATCAGTGATGATTTCGTGATGGGGTTTATGATTTCTCAGAGAATGGTATGGGACGATTATGATAATGGGACACAGCGAGAGAATGATGATTTCGGCAAGTGGATTCCATGCAGTGAGCGGTTGCCAGAGGATAACACGGATGCAATTATATGCTTTCACAACGGAGAAATTACAGAAATGAGATATTTGGGAAATGAAATCTTTCAAGGAATCTATAAACATACGACAAAAGCAATTGTTGCATGGATGCCGTTGCCGGAACCGTATAAGTCCAGCTAA